GCTGATCCGCGTTTCCAGCACTTTCACCCGTCCTGGCTTGTTCAGGCGCTTTGCTTCCTGAAGTTTGCCCTGAAGCCGACGAACATCTTCACCGCGTCTGCTTTCGTCCCTGACGAGTCCGGATCTGTAGAGGTTTTCGTTGCAGAGGATCTTCTCGTAGTCCTCGTCGACCCGCTCGGGCTCGGTCTCGTAGCTGCCGTCCTCGAGCCGCACGCCGTTGATCCCGATCATGGGCAGGAACGGGTCGTCGTCGATCCTGATGGTCGCCTTGATTTCGTAGGAGGAATGCCTCAGACCCTCCACACGGATGGAGAACAGCTTTTCCTCGTCCTTGTTCACGACCTTGTACCGCTTGCCGTTACGTGGCCTCGGAGCGTCCTCAGGCCAGATGATCTCCACCATCGCTCCCTTGGCCTTGTAGAGCTTTTCGCGATCGGTCTTCTTCAGCTTCATCGGACACGCTCTCCACTTCTGACGTTGACGGCGGCCACATCTGAGAAGAAGTCGTAGCCCTTCCATACCGGCAAGACGCGAAGAGCCTGACGCTTGGTCATGAAGGGTGGTCCCGTCCAGTGGAGGTAGCCGCTCTCGGTGTTCGCCTGTAGCTCCCAATCCCGCTTTCCGAACTCGACGTGGATCAGCTTCATCAGCTCTCTTCTCTCTCTTTTTGCTCCGACAGAACGTTTCGTAGCTCGAGCAGTAGTTCCAAGCTGGACGGCTCGACGAGGAAATCGGCAGCGACGGACTCGGGAGGGTCCCCGGCATCGACCCGGTCGAGGAGGTCCCGGACGCTTGCTCCACCGCTGCCCCAGACCAATGGCTCACCACCACGCACGGGAGGAACCGACCAGATCGTCACCGAGCGTCGACCGTCGCTCATGCGTCTCTCCCTGCTTTGTCTTGTTCCCCGGCCTCTATCTCGCGAGCCAGGAGGATGAACTCGGCGTCCACATCCGCGACGACCACGGAGCCGTCATCGAGGAGCGACGAGTTGGCGTATCGCGGCCAGTGGCGGATCGCCTCCAAGAGACGGTCACGTTGCTGCTTGAACTCGCGCTTTTCCCGTGCGGTCGCTTCCAGCTTCTGAAGAGTCGCCTCGCCGCTGGACTTGAACTGGCGGTTTTCAGCTTCCAACGTCCTGATCCACTCGGCGTCGGACGGTGGATCTCCGAACCGTTCCGGCCACGGCTTCTCTCCGGTGTCCTTTGAGTCAGGCAAGGGGACCGGCCTCTGGTTGCACGTCATGCTCGCCAAGCTCCAGAAGCACCGAGTAGATGGTCGAGCCTTCGTCCGTGGCGCGCGAGACGTGGAATCGACCCGTCCCGAACGAAACGTCGCCCTCGGCCGCCTTGACCGCGCTGGCGAGGAGGCGGCGCACCGTCAAGGCAAGGTGGGCCTCGGAGGGAACGAAGGACTCGCGCCCTTGCGCCCTGTTGTATTTCCAGTCGTTCAGCTTGAACACCGGCGCCGCTGCCGTCGCGGCCTCACTCGCCAGCCTGTCCAGTTCGTTGCTCAGTTCAAGGTCACTCATCGTTCATCTCCTCTTCTCCAGCTACCCCCTGGTATGGAGGGGTGTGGTCTTTGGTTTGCCCTGCTTTCGGGAGGACGTGCACCGGAGAGCACCACTCGCCGGGTTCGTAGGCGTGAGGCGGCCCGTATCGCTTGCATTCGCACATGAGGACGCCGTGCTCGTTGAAGCCTTTTGCGTCCAGCTTCACTTGGTGGCCAATTCGTCGGCGACCTGGATCGCTTCGTGGAGACGGCGGAGTTCCGTCTGGAGCTTCCGGCTGATGGTGTTCGGCGGGAACTTCTGCCAGAGATCAGGGTCCTCGGCCTGCCGATCCGTGAGGCGTCTCAGCTTTGCCGTGGCCTCCTCGGTGGACTCTCTCTCGTCCTCTGGTTGGCGCTTACCGGTGCCGTTGCAGTCGGGGCACGGGTGCGCCTGGATGCTGCCTTTCGGATGCCGAGCGTCCCAAGGGGCTAGGGCTTGGGGTTGGACCTCTTGGGTTGCTGGTTTCGGTTGCGCCAGCTCGCCGAACTCGGGTAGCTCGTGGGTGCCGGGGAAGACGCTGTGGCCTTCGGTGACCGCGTTGCTATCGGTCGGGAGCTTGTTGGGAATCCGGCGCTCCCCGCATTTCACACACTCGATGTAGCGCTGGCCGTGAGAGTTGGCGACTGGCTCGATGGGATAGGCCCACTGGTGCGCGCCGCAACGAACACAGGGAGGATCGTCTACTTCCTCCACATCGCTCTGGATCGCTCGCAGCGCCTCGGTGACGCACACCGTGAGTTCGGCTCCGCCCTCGGTCGAGTGGATGTGGTTGCCGTCCGCGTCGTAGGTACGGCCGATCCAGCGTGGAGGGCCGCCATGGTCGGGGACGGAGCGGCCCAGATGGATTGCGTACTCCTCAGACATCGGTTCCTCCTTTGGTGAGAGTGGCGAGGGCGGCGCGAAGGGCGAGACGTGCCTTGTCGGCGTCGAGCATCGTGTCGCTCGTGTAGGAGTTCCAGACCCGCATTGCGGCAATCACGGCCTCGTCACTCGTCAGCGCCTCCTCTACTTTGGTGATCACCTGTTTGCGGACTCGCTCTTCGATGCCTTCGATCAATCCCACCGCATCTTTCGGGTCCATGTCAGGCATTCAGCCTTCCCCTTCCTGGTCGGCAAGCTCGCGTAGGGTCTTCCCACAACCGATGCAGCAGGCGTCGGCGTTTGCGGTGAAGGTCACGACCTCCCCGTCAGGGCCATCCACACGCATCTCGGCGGCCGGCGCGCGCTGGGCCCCGCAGTCGCACGGGAAGTTGATGAGGATCATTGTCCGTCCCCCTGGTCTGAGTCGAGTGAGGCGGAAGCGGCGTTTTCGACGACGAGTGCGTACTCCAGCCATAGCTGAGCCGCCTCAGGGCGCTCGACCGTCGAGGCGCGCTCGCGGCGAGTATCGGCCTCGGCCTGAAGCCGCGCCCGCAGCCGCTCCCTCTCCTCAGACCGTCCCTTTTCTTCTGCTGCGGCGATGGCAGCCAGGCGCTCGGCGGTATGAGCGTCGGCGAGACGGAGCGCGGCGATCTCCTGCTCCTTCGTCGTCGCGACGCGCAGGCAGTTGGCGAAGGCCTCTTTGGTGTTCAGATGGGCGCCACCCGCTGCGGGTGATGAATCCGCTCCCGGGTCTGGTGTGGGGTGGGGTGCCAGGGCGGCTTGGACACCGGAAAGCGCGGCGGTGACGATGCCGTCGATCATGACCCGGTAGTTGCGCGGAACCCTGACGGAGCCGTAGCGCCACTCCACTGCGGCATCGATCGCCTTCTCGCGGACCTCGTCGCTCAACAGCTTGTCGGCGTCCAGGTACGTCATGAGTGCCCTCCCTTGTCTGCGGTTTTGTCGGCGGCAAAAGAACAGGTGGCCTTGTGGATCGGCCTGCCGTCGTTGGCCCGTCGTCCGCAGTCGGGACATGACGTGCGGTGGTCCGTCGTCTCCAGGGCAGCGAGGGCGGTCCGGAGGGCGCGTCGGGCCGACTCCCGGCCCGCCTCATATCCCTGTTGCCACGCATCGAAGCTGGGCGTATCGCCGCCCTCAGGGATCAGTGACTCAGGAAGGAGGCCGAGCGCCCGGGCGTAGATCGGCCGCGTCTGGTCGGTCACCTTGCGCGTGTCGGACTCGACCGCCGAGACCATCGCTGACGAGATGCCAGTCTCTCTCGCGAGGTCGGACTGAGTCATCCCCAGCGAGAGACGCTGACGACGGATTCGGGCACCAACGGTTTCAGTCGCCACGGTTGCTCCCCTCTCCCTCGGCCCAGGCTGAGAGGCGATTGCAAAGCTCTTCTGCTGCCTGGTACTCGGCGACGTTCAGCTTGATGTCGTCGCGGGCCTTGACCAGCAGTCGGGCCTCGTCGGGAGTAAGCACGTTCGGTGCTGACTCGGGGACGTAGACGCAGGAGCGGAAGTTCGTCGGCTGATCGGCCTCGACTACCCAGACCTTGTCGCCGGTCCAATCGGGCGGCCGGATCAGCTTCACTTTCGGCCAGCCCTCCAGCTTCACCGCTTCCTCCTTCTTTGGGCTGCCGGGACGCTCGGCATCGAGTTCGCGGCCCAGCCGGGCGGAGTCGACCTCCTCAAACATCTGGTTGATCTGTCCCTCGGTAAGGGGGGTCTTCTCTGGGCTAGGAGACATGGTTCACCTCACGTCGTGGGTCGCGTCCGAATTCGTCCAGCCAGCGTTCGGCAAAGGCGGCCGGTCCCGAGTCCGACTCGGCCAGCTTCAGGACCATGTAGGCCAGGGCTCGCCCGTCGCTCACCGCCCGTTCGACCCGACTCGATGCGTTCGCTACGCCCCAGATCTGCTCGTGGAACTCGTGCTCGATTCGTTTATCGGTGGATACGGGCATCAGGCCAGTTCCTTTCTCTCGTTGACTGGTTGGTTCAGTTGGGGCAGCTTTGAGCGCATCTCGGCGGCACGGGAGACGATCTCGGCGCGGCGCTCGGGGTCATGCATCAGGCAGAATTCCGAACCGATCAGGGCGTAGCGGGTGCAGGGTGAGCCCTTGCGGGGCGCCTGGAGCTTCACGCCCTGGCAGATCCGGTAGCCACCGTTCCTCTTACGTCGCCAGCGCTTGTACGCGGCGCGGTCAGCGGTGCCGGGGGAGTCGGTGGCGGCGCGCTGCCGGTTGGACCGAGCGGTCGCCTCGGAGTGGCTGAGGGCAGCGAGGCCGAGCCGCTTGAATCCGTAGCTGATTGCCACGCCGGCGGAATGCGCATTGGCGAAGCCGGCCTGACTCCACACGCGCCGGCCAAGCTCGCGGATCGAGACGCCTTTCTGGGTGTGGAAGTGGTGGAGCGCATGAAGGTGGCGGTCTTCCAACTTGCCGTAGACGCCTCTCGGCTTGCCGCCACGCCGCCGACGCTGGGAGGTCGGCCCGTCACACCACAGACAGGCCCCGTCGCCATCCGTTTTCACCTGTTCATGGCAGCGAGAGCAGTAAACCTCCGAGACTTCGACCTCCTCACCGAGCGCCGGACCGAAGACATCGACAAGCTCCAGGTCGGCGGCGTGGAGAGCGTCTTCGGCGGACTCGCGATTGACGGTGAATCGAGGCTCCCCTTCGGAACTGATCTCGTCCCGCCAGAGGCCGAGCAGGCGCTCGGAGATCCCCAGGCGCATGGCCAGCCGCCCGAACGGCGACTCCACCGTTTCGTCGCGGTACAACCGGTCAAGCTCACGCTGAACCCAGATCGCCAACGGGATGGCAGGCAAGCGCTCGCCGCTCACGAGGCCAAGCTCTCCACGTAGGCACTGGGTGCCAGGCGACGACGGGCGCTTTCTATGCCTCCTGCATCGAGGACCGCCTGAGCTTGTTCAGGAGCGCGGAGGAATCCGAGAAGATCGAGGGAGTGCGAGTCGTACTCACGGTGATGGACCGGGCACAAAGGCACGATCCGGTCCGGCAGCACGAGGAGCGTCCTCGAGCCTGGGCTGATCGGCTGGTCGTGGCGACGCCCAAGGATGTGGGCGCATTCCGTTCCCGGCGCTCCGCAGACGCGGCAGCGGTCGCCCTCCTCTTCTTTCTTCGCTATCGCCAGGGACCAGTCTCTCTTCGGCTCTGACGAACGCTTACGCGGCTTGCGAGATGCGAGAGTCCCGACGCGGGGATCGGACCTCCGAGCACTCTTCGCGTTGACGAAGGGCTTGCCGTGCTCCTCACAGCTCTCTGGCTTCTTCTCACCTAGAGAGGTCCGGTAGATGCAGCCGCAGTAGGGGGCGAGGAATTGGGTCACGACTCGTCACCCGACTGCTTCTCGGTGTCCTCTGATGCGTCGAGTAGCTGTTCAAGGCGGCGCGAAACGTCCTGAGCCGCATCGGTCCGTCCGTCGAGATAGTCGCTCGCCGTGCCACCGTTGCAGAGGAGCGAGATCTCTAGTCTTCCTATTTCAGCCTTCAGCCCCGACCGTAGGGTCTCCAGCTTCTGGTTCGCTGCGATACAGGCTCGCTGGACCTCCAGGCGGTGCTGTTCCTCTGCTCGTAGGTTTTTCTCGGCCTCACCTAGAGCGTCTAGGTGGTCCCGCTCACGAACCCAGATGCCTTTCGCGCCGGGGATGAGTTCGGAGTCGATCTTCAGGCGCGCGATGCGTTTCTCGTCGGACATCTAGCTGCGCTCCCGAAGCTCGATGGTGCGGTTCTCCTCATCGGGCGATTGGAGGTGGTGGAGATTCAGCGGCGCCCATTCGATCCACGGACAAAGCTCTTTCGCGGCGGCGTCGAAGCAGTGAATGCACCGAAGGCCGCCCGCAGGTTCCTGGCCACGCCCTCGCTTGCCGGTAATCCGCTCCCAGAGGAACGAGTCGTGGCACCACCAGACGATGTTCACGGGGCGCCCGCACTCGTCACAAAGCTCGGACTCCCAACGCCGTAGCTTGCTCCAATAGAAAACTCGAAGGTGCTTCACGTCCCCTCCCCTGAAATCCCGAACGTTTCCCGAACAACGGAATGACGAACAGAGGCAAACGAGGGCCAGCGAGGAGGACGCGGACGCGGCCGGTTGGCTTGAAAGCGCGGTTTAGCTGACCACGATTTGCCTAGGCTCTCGGACGAGCAAGCTTGGGAAGCTTGCGCTCTACCAACTGAGCTACGTCCGCATAGAGCCAAAACTAGCGTTTTTCTTGCGCTCATCATGCCTCCACCCCGAACCGATCCCGAACAACAGCGATCCCGCGCGCCTCACGGATGTAGTCGTCGATCGATCCGCGATCCCTGCGGTCGGTGTGGATCAAGTGCTGGTAGGTCTTCTGGGACTCGGTCGGTGAGTGCCCGAGCTGAGCGGCTATCTCCACGGCCGTCCAGCCGGCGGCGGCCATCAGGGAGGCTCCGGTGTGACGGAGGTCGTAGGGCTTCAGCGTCTCCCCCAGTCCGCAGTCTTCGGCAGCGCGCTTGAAGCAGCGCGGGCGCTTCTTCTCCTTGCCGATCGGATGACGGGAGCGCCAATTGTCGTAGTCGACCTTGGTCCACGGCAGGCCGTCTGACTTGCGGCCGAACATGAGCCCTCGCCCATTGGAGGCGATGCGCCACTCCTCGAAGTCCTGCGCGACGATCTCGGGGACCAGGACTTTGCGGATATAGGCCATTCCGGTCTTCGAGCCGGGTTTGATCTTCCCGTTGACGTTCTTGGTCGTGACCGAGAGCTTGTCGTCGAGGTCGGGCCAGATGCGAGCCAAGGCATCCTCGGGCCGGATGCCAACGTAGGCGAGCATCGAGATCAGCGTCGCGGAGCCGAGATCGTCGCGCTCGAGGAACCACATGCGCAGTTGCTCGACCTCGTTCGCGGTCAGCCAGCGGTGGGCCTTCTTCTCGTAGGCCGGGGTCTTCAGCGAAAGGATCGGGTTGGAATCGAAATATTCGTGCGGAAGAACGGCCTCGTCGAGGATCTGCTTGAGGACCGCCTGGGTCTTCCCCAGGACCGCCGGACCCGCCCCTTCCCTCAAACGCTGCTTCTGCCATTCGCTGAGTCGTTTCGGTTTGAGTTCGACGATCGACAGGTGACCCAGGAACGGAAGGACGTGCGCTTCCAACTGCTGCCGGTAGAGCGCCCTGGTCTCTCTGGTCACGTCGTGCGAGGCCAGCCATTCGGCGGCAAAGTCCTCCACGGTCTCCGCGTCTTTGGGGCGGACGAAGCTGCCGCGCTGTTCGACCTTCAGCTTCAGTTCCTCCGCCCCGCGCTTCGTCTTACGCGTCGCGGATTTCGGTCGGCCGTTCTCCCTCCAACGGATTTCGTGGGTCCCATATCGGGTCGGATGTATCGACGCCATCAGTGCCCTCCTTCGAGGCTCGCGAGCTTTGCCGCGAAACTACTGCGGTGACCTCGAACCCGGGGCATGGGATTGCCGATGGAGCGGCTTTTCGGCTTCGGTCCGCTGCGGACCCAGGCGAGCAGGTCCGATTCCGTCGTCACCCAGCGACCGCCGCGCTTCGTGAACGGGCTTTCGGCATCGGGCGCGACGCGATACAGCGTCGTCTTGCTCCAAGGCGTCTGCTCGGCCGCCTCGTCGATGGTCAGGATCGGCTCGTTCATGGCAGCTTCCAATGCACGTTGCCCTTTTCGTTCACGCTGACCCGTACAACTCGTCCTTCTTCGCGGGCGGCGTTCAAAGCCGGGACCACCCAGCGGCAGGCGGTGGGGTCGTAGCCAAGGGCCAGGGCCACTGATTCGGCGCTCATCGCGTCCTTCCGTGAAAGGGTCGCGATGATCTGTGCGTCGTTGCTCATCGGTTCTGTCCTCGCTGACTCGGGTGGTTGTCGGAAATCCAGCGGATCAAGGCCTCTCGGCGCCACGCGGGGAAGTCCTGCAATCGCAAGGAGGAGCCGATCCGGTTGGCATCGAGGACGCGGCGGACCTTGGCGTCACCCAGCTTCGGCGTGGCGAGCAGGAGGTCACGGACGCGCATCGTGTCGAGCATCGGGTCCTCCGAGCGCAGCACCCCGAAGAGCCCGACGTGGCCTTCCGCCAGGTCCACTTTCAGGTCCTTGCGGTAGCGACGGATCTCGTTGGCGCGCTCCAGTGCCGACATCTTCCGATCAAGCTCGGCGGTGGTCACGAGTTCTGCTCCTTCAGCCAGCCGCGGCCTCGTAGGAACTCGCGGATCGTCGCGGCGTTGACGGGCTGACCCTGCTTGCGAAGGTGGAAGCGGGCAGCGGAGACGACGTGGAAGCTCTCGCCAGGAAGGTTGGTGGCGATCCAGGCCTCGGCCTCATCTCGGGTCGGTGCGACCTGGTTGCCGGTCGGGACGGTTGCGAGGTCTCGCTTGCGACGGGAGCCGTTGGCTACTCGTTCCGCCCTCACCTGATTCACGATTCCCCCCTGACGCAGTCGGGGGGGTTAGGGGGGGTAGTTACTCTCTGATCTCTGATCTCTGATAGGACGTTTCTGGTCAAGATCTGGTCAAGATCTGGTGCGATTCTGGTCAGCATCTGGTCAGCCCTCCCCCCTCTTTTTGCGTTGCTTTTGACGCTCTTTCTCAAGCCGTTTGTTGACCAGGTGGTCACCGTCTGTCCGCCAACACGGTTCCAACCGAGGCCAGAGTGAGTCGAGCTTCCGACGCTGGATGCCGAGCATTTCGGCGAGTACGTCTTTGTCGCTCGGAAGCGGCTCCTGCCAGGAATGGCAGATGAGGTCGATGTGGATTCCCCGCGCCTCAGCGCCCATGCGCCGGACCTTGGAATCGCCGAGCCAGTCTGAGCAGTAGAAATTGACATAGGGAAGCTCGGGCATTACCTCTCGCCACCGACCGTCTCAACCATCGCCCCTGGGTCCCAGCGATGGACCTGAACATCACTCTTCCCTGCGGTGATCATCCGTCGATTTCTTGAGCGGTTGTGCCGGGGTGTCGCGAGAACCCTGTTCTCCCCTTGGCGCTGCGGGGTGAACCCAGCGCGTTTCACCGCCTCCCCCCAGCGACCATTCCCAAGCCTCCGGCAAATGGTCTCGACACACATAACGTCTTCCCGCGTCGCGTACGACGCCCACTCTTGCCGAGTGGGAACGTGTCCTTCCGCGGCAACGAAACCGCGTATCGCGTCTGCGCACTCGACCGCCGAGATAGCCACGTCACGGCCATGGCGGGGTTGATAACCAGCCGCAAGCACCGCGCCCGACCAAGAACCGAATCGCCTGATGACGATTGAGCGACAGCAAGGTCGCTCCGCCCATGCGTTCCATTCGTCGCCGGAGGGATAGCCGTGATCAGATCGGCCAGCTAGGAGGCGAAGCGCCTCGAGCATCCTCTCGGTCGTGATGGCGTTGGAATTCGAATTCGAGTTGTGACCCCGAACAAAACGCTGAAACTCGCCAGCCCGATAGCCGTGCCTCGTTCTCGGGGTTAGCTTCGTCGCGCGGCCGCAGCCGCACTCGCAGAGCTTCATGCCGCCCATGCTTCGAAAGGGTCGTACATGGAAGTACCGGGCGGAGCCTCGGGAAGGGGGGTAACCGAGTCTGCAACGCCCGAATCGAGAGTGACGGGAGCAGTCGAAACGAGAGGAGCTACCTCCATGTCCCCGGGGCCTCGCGGCTTGCCGACTCCGTCACTCTCGACCCCGACGTTCAGGGTGTACCTGACTCCTATTGCTTCACTGCTTTTCTCGGGCACGCTCGAGATGTGGTGCCCGAGTTTGTTCAACTCGCAGATACGAGCGGCGTAGCGAGGGGTGATGTCGAGCAACTGGAAGCTGTGTACGCCCCGCCGACCGGCTTCTTCCAGCCTCTTGAGGATCTGGTCCCGGTGGCTCATCGACGGCCGCCCTTGAGGGCATCGAGGAAGTGCAGTTCGGAGACCCTGCAAAGCCCTAGCGGCGTGGCACCGCTCGATCCGCTGCCACCGCTGAAGCGACTGCGGATATGGCACCTGCCTTCCTCCGAGTTGACGAACTCGACGATGGTCAGAACGTTGTGAAGGGTCCAGTCGCCCTCCTCCATCAGGCCCGGGTCATCCCTGATCCCGTCCATCTGCTCCATGATGTGTTTGCCGAGGTCGGCGAGGTCGACGGTCATGAGTTCAACCACCCGATGAGGCAAAAGACGAGCAGGAACACTCCGAACGCCAGTAGGGCGAGCCAGAATTCCCTCACGTCGCCTCACCCCTCCGAAGGCTTTGGTATCCGCTGATGACGGCCTTCTGATTCGACAGCCACAAGCGGAGTGCTTCGATGCGAGTCTTCTGCGTGTTGTATTCCGCGTGAAGTTCGGGAAGCTTGGTGCGGACCGCTTTCTCCGCGAGAGCGCATCTCAGGTCCTCTGGCGGCACTCTGCGGCCGTCCTGTAGGGCCTCCTCGTAGATCCGTAGAAGCTCTTCCCCGATGGCCGTTTCGAACCTCAGCTTCGTGTCTCCGAAGCGGGTGATGAGTTGGCTCAACTCCGTCGATGCCGCCTGGACTCCGCGACTCGCATCGTCAAGATCTCTCAGGATCTCGGCACCCGAGCGCATGGACTGAACGTCGGTCATAGCGTGTCCCTTGCGCCCTCGTGGATGTGCGGAGCGGGCACACCGGGTTCAACCTCGTCTTCGACACTTGGCGGGTAGTAGGTGGGGTCGCCCGTGGACGGTATGTAGGCCGGGTGCTCGGTTATGACCTTCGCCAGTGCGCAGAGTTCCACCCAACTGCCGCTGGGATAGCATCCCGTGTCCTTCCCGTAGCCACTGAATTCCTCGCGGATTTCATCCGTGTACTCGTCACGGCGATCAAAGTTCAACCGCTTGCCGCCGCTGACGAAGACGGGAGGCTTCGCCTTCATCGCTCGTACCTGTCGTAGAACGCAGCGTCGTCAGTTTCGATCTGGTCCCACAGAAGCTCGGACTTCTCCGGCGTACGATCGACCCCGTCGTTCCCCGGCTCCTCGAACTGCATATAGGCCTTCTGCTCGAAGCGGAGCATCTCTTCGTATTCGGAGGGGCGGAACATCAGTTCCAGGTCTGTTCGATCGCTTGGGCTAGGCGCTTGAGGCGGGTCTCGCACTCTTCGAAGCAGCCCTTGTCGAAGGGTGGAAACGGACCAGCCTCATGGTTCAGCGTGTTCATCGCTTCATGAGCGAGACGGACCATGCGCAGCGTCTTCATGTCCCGAGCGTTGTCTTCGGCCATCGTGCTCACCACGGCCTCCACGTCTCAGTGGTCTCTTCGGCGCGCTGGGATTGGCGGAGTTCCTGTTCCTTACGCCACATGAGGCCGTAGAAGCCCCATGCGGCGGCGGGAAGATGGGAGAGGAGGCGCGCCATCAGAACGGGGGCAGTTCGCCGTCGTCGAAGCCGTCAGCGGTAGGCAACGGACCTTTGATCCAAGCTTCCGTAGAGGTCTTCAGTTGAGCCAGAGCGTTGCCCTGACGATCAAGGTCCTGAAGTGCCGAGAGAGCGGCGTCAGAGCGTCCTTCGACCAACAGGGGGCCGGTGATGTAGTCGGCCACCTTTTCTCTCGCCGCCGCCGAGGTGAGTCCTGCCGAGTCGAGAAGCTGGAGTACGTGGTCTCGGTTGACCAGGTCCTCCTTCGGGAAGTTCAGGCTCGGTCTCGGTTCTTCGGTACGGGCGCCGGAGAAGTCGACTGGAGCCGAGTCAGGGGCAGCGATGGGAGGAGACGGGGGTTGCGGTGAGCTTCCCGTCCTCGCTGCGCCCTGACTCGTACCCTGGCCGAGAGGACGTTTAGGGGCTTCGGAGACGAACTGCTCCAGTTCTTCTACGAGGATGCGGGTTGAATCGCATACAACTCGTCCCTCCGTCGCCATCTTGTTGATCGTGGGCGAGAGGATCTTGAGGACCGCCTGGCGCGTGATCCGCGCTTCCTTGGCGTCCCAATCGACATCGTCCTTCGACGCCTTGGAGTTGTTGGAGGTCCGCGTTTCGGTCGAGCCTCCGCCACCGGCCTTGTCCTTGGTGCCTTTGCTGAACTTCCAGGAGCCGTCTGGCTTCTGGCTGAATTCCCCGGTGACTTCTTCACCCGGTTGAGGTTCGCCGCCTTTGGTCCCCCAGGAGCAACCGAAGCGTTGCCCGTTGCGGTCGAAGATCATGTCGTAGAACGTGATGCCGTGTTCCCAAGGGTTCGGGTTCTTGGCCTCGATGACGGTGACGGTCTCGCTCATTCTTCGGCTCGCTTCCAGTAGGACTTGCTGGGCCAGTTCTCAGGAGCGCGCAGGGAATGGCTGAGGATCGAGGCGACTCCATCGGTCTCGATGTTGCGCAGTTGGGCCGTCGCTCCCGCACCGAGCGTCTCGGCGCTTTCAAGCTCGTACGTCGTCACCGTTCCCATCGGCGCCGAGTGGAACTCGTAGAGATCGCCGCGCTTCATCGCAGCTTCTCCAACTCGGCGAGACGTGCATTCGCGTCGGCCACCACCTGGGCGTCACCTGACCTCAACGCTGCTTCTTTTGCCCGGTAGGCCTGAACCCGTGGCTCGATGAGAGCGGGGTCCTCGTCGTGGGCGAGGAGGCGCCTCTCGAACTGCAGTAGCTCGGTGGTGGTCATCGGCGCCTCCGGATCACTTCGAGGGAGCCGTCGTGCATCTGTCGCACCATCCGCCAGTTAGGACCGAACAGCAGCTTCATCAACAGGGCGCGCATCAGCGGTTCCCCGTCTTCGCGAAGCGGTTCCACTTCGGGGGCCACTGAAATGCCTCTACGCGCTCAGGCTTGCGGTCCTGGATCTTTTCGTCCTTCTGGGCCTTCTTGAAGGCGATCACCGCGAGCACCGCAGGGGCGCCGATGATGAGGATTGGCAGGGAGTTCACGGGAGGTCACACATCCGCTCGATGAGGTCGATGGCGGAACCCAGCAACTCGGTCTGCACCGGCTCGTACTTCTCGCCTATGGCCTTCTTGTAGATCGGCTTCAGCTTCTTGTAGACAGCGTTGTAGGTCGCGCCCCAAGGATCAGCGACAGCGACAGCGGCAGCGACAGCGACAGCGGCAGCGACAGCGTCAGCGACAGCGTCAGCGACAGCGGCAGCGACAGCGTCAGCGACAGCGACAGCGGCAGCGACAGCGGCAGCGGCAGCGACAGCGTCAGCGACAGCGTCAGCGACAGCGACAGCGACAGCGTCAGCGACAGCGACAGCGGCAGCGACAGCGGCAGCGTCAGCGACAGCGTCAGCGGCAGCGACAGCGGCAGCGACAGCGGCAGCGTCAGCGACAGCGACAGCGGCAGCGACAGCGGCAGCGACAGCGTCAGCGACAGCGACAGCGGCAGCGACAGCGTCAGCGGCGCCCTTCTCGATGCCGCGCTTCTTCAACTCCGCTTCGACCGCCTCACGGAGGCGCCTGCGCCAACCATCACGCCGTTTCCAAGCTTCATCGCGGACCTGTCGCACGAGAGAGCGAGAGTCCTGAAACGACTCTCTGCCCGTGATCGGTGCCAACGAACGAAGTGCCTTGGCCGAGTCCTCGACTCCAGCGACCTCCAGCCACGTCGGGAGCGCCACCCGTACCGCCCAGTCGGAGATCATCCAGCCGCGCTTCTCGTCGTTGCGGTCCCGCGTCCCGATCACCTTCGGGACCAAGGGCTTCAGCTTCTGGCGCTGCTCATCGGGAAGCGAATCGTTGAGCCGGATCAGGAAAGAGGTCAGGACGGGCGAGGCGCATTTCGGACGATCTCCGAACTCTTCCCCGGCCAGATAAGAGGCCAGCTCCATCACGCAGACGCCTTCTTCAAAGGCGGTGTGGCTTCCCGAATCGAGATGGATGGTCTCGAGTATCGGCAGGCGATCCTCCAGCAGGGGGTTCAATGTCCACTCCGTTTCAGAGAGGCCACCTGGATCTCAAGCAGCCGATTTTCTTGTTCAAGGTCTTGCTGAGATGCGTCGCCTGCCCAAGACGCGAGGGCGTAGCCGATCAACAGGCAGGCGAGTGCGATGGAGATGCCGACCCAGAGGGCCATCAGCGCTTCACGTCCTTGACCTGCGCTGGTCGGTAGAGCGGCAGGAAGAGTCGGCGACGTTCGGCGAGGCGCTGACGTAGACCCTCCGTCGCCTTGGGGTCTGGGTAGCGAGGGCCTTGGTAGCCGGAGCGCGTCACGCTGCGGCCTTCGTCTCGCGCTCAACGTGTTCCTCGAGCGCCTGGCGAACTTGGCGACTGAGCGGCCGGTTACCTTCTGCCGCAAGCTGGCGCAGGGCTTTGTCGAGCCGCTCCGGAAGCATCACCGTGGTCCTGATGATGAGTTCTGAGTCCTGTTCGTGCGCCATCAGTACGCGTACAGTAGCATGTACTTATGACGCACGCAAGTCGCGCGCACAGACAGGCCGTGATCGGGCCGTCGCGCAAATCACGCACCGCAAGTACGTTCCGCCTCCACTTGCTCATGGAGGAACGGCAGAGACTTGAAATCGCCGAGCGAATCCGCGTCCTACGCGAACGCTCGCCCTATACGCAGCCCGACGTGGCCGAAAAGCTCGGCATCAAACTGCGTGGCTACCAGAAACTTGAGAAGGAAGGGACGACCAAGTTCGACCGCTGTGAGGCGATCTACGAGATCCATAAGCCCTGGATCGCAGACGACCCCGAGTGGGCCTACGTCTCGGCCGGGTGGATCTGGGACGGAAAAGAGCGGGGCAGCGCCGACCTCTCCGACGCCCTCAGCGAGGCTGAACCAGCATCACCGGCAAAGCTGGAGAAGATGCTTCAGGAGGTGCTGGACCAGCAGGCCCAGTTGATCGCAGATGTCTCGGAGGTGCGTGCCGCACAAGAACATTTGTCGCCGCTGATAGAGCGCCTCGGGCGTGCCCCGGAAGGGAAACGCAAAGGCTCGTCTTCCTCATAGCCACCAACGCCGCCGCCAGAATCTCCGCTTCGTTTGCCGTCACAACCTCCACCTCTCCTCGTCCCCGACCGAAACCCCGGCTCGAAGATACGCCGGAGTTCGCCAGCGTCAAGGGCTCCGGTCGAAGAAGCGATTCCTAAGGACTAGCGATCTTGCTCACGCGGCTCTGGGAGACGCCCGCGGCCTGCGCGATACGTCTTTGCGGGTAGCGCTTCACGGACGTTCGTATGAGTTCGTCCCGTCTGCGCATCAGTTCTCGGCAGCGCTCGATCTCCTTCCGGAGATCTCTCAGCTCTGGAATGGGGTTTGCCTGCATGGAATCCTGCATATACCCGAAACAGGGTAGGGCATGCGAAGTTGCGCACGAAGCGATTCGACCGCTTAGGATTGCCGTCAGGCAATCGAAGGGGGAGGCACATGAAGCTCAAGGTCTTGGCGGTCTCGTTGTTGGTCGTCCTTACGTCAGCGGTCTTCGTCCCTGTGGCGTGGGCGGTGCGCTATCACCTCTCGCTCTCACTCGCCCAGCATGAAACGCGCCTCTGGGTCCGTAGCGTCTGCGAAGGAGTTCAGGAATGCTCTGGGACCGCGGTCGGTCGTTGTTTCCGAAACACCGAAAGCAACGTGGCCTGCGTCGGCGCCTTCTTCTACGGCTACGGCTACGAAGAAGAAGAGTGCAACCGCTTCATTCGGTGGGGCACGAACAGCCAGGGCATCGTGGCGTTCCGTGGCTACGGACCACGGACCTGCTTTCTGACCGAATGAAAAAGCGGACCCTCACGACCAGCGCGGGTTGATCTGCCTGCGGCAGTAGTAAACGCGCTTGCGCAGCCTCTCGGTCTGAGGCCGGATCGCGGCGATGGAGTTGCAGTGCTTGCGGAAGTGGGTCCAGAAGCGTTCGTTCCAAGCAGCTTCGGCCGCTTCTTCCTGTTCCTGGCAGTAAGGGACCAAGGAGGTGGCCGGTTCTGGATACATAACCGAGCCGGGATCGGCGGAATGGCCGAGACCCAACAGGTGCCCGAACTCGTGGATGATCGCGATACAGACGATCCCGGGGCCGTTCGATTCGACCGGTTCTTCGGAGACCTGCATGACACACCTCGACGTGAGGGAGGTCGGCATCGTGGCGTCGGCCGTGGTCCCGGTCGCTGGAGGTTCCACGGTCTTCACGACTTCGCCACATAAAGGCGGCGACTGTACCCCCCAGAAGGCCTGCGCGTAGGCGTAATCGGCTTCTTCGACAGGGCCGAACGGCCGCGCCTGCGCGCTCGCAGTCCCGAGCAAAAACAGGGCCATACCAAGCAAGAGCAGCCTTTTCATCGAAGGACAACCGTACATCGCGGGGCCTTGGAAAGCGCTAATCCATTCGTCGAATGGCGAACCTCGCGTGAATCAAGGCACAAAAAAAGCCCCCCAGCGAATGAACGCTGAGGGGCTCAGGGGGGCGGCAAAGGTGCTTCGCGTGGCTTTCCGCTTCCCAGTCTACGGCCAGGAGTTCTCTCCGAGCCAGACCAGTTCTTTTCCGACCTTGTTGACGACGTATCTTTCCGCTCCCTCGGGCAGCGGGGTATCTCTCATCGCCTGCCGGTCGGCACGTTCGAAGTTGCCCCAGATCCGTTTCGGCTGGCAGCACTTGACCTCGATCAACCACGTGACGCCGGAGGACGGGAGCACGGCGAGGAGATCTCCTGCCCCTCCGATGTGTCGACGGGAGCCGACGATCCAGCCGCGTTCCTCGAGCCAGCGGGCTACGAAGACCTCGGCGGCGTTCCCGACTCTCGACGTGTTCCGCACCGCGTGAGTATCCGTCTACCGCAGGACGTGAAGGCTGGGCCACGGTGGGATTCGAACCCACGAACTCCACGCCCATGATTGTGGAGGCGCTCACGGAGTAGCTATCCACGTCGCCGCCTTAAACCGCTCAGCCACGCAGCCCAGTTCCGTGAGCCTACCGCAGGACGTGAGAGAGGATCAGGACCAACAGGTGGTGCGCGTGGAGGAAGGACATCAGAGCCGGTTGATGATCGCGATCACCACGAGGACGACTAGCAGGACGATGAGGACTCCGACCCAGGTCATGGTCTAGACGCCCTTCCCGGCGTGGGTGCGCATCACGCCGATGGCCGCTGAGCCGCCGGCGAGCCACCCGAAGTATTCGAACGCCTGCGTGATGTCGATGGAGCCCGTGAAGTAGGCGTAGAGGACCATCACGATCCCCGCCAGCGCGATCACCGATCCGAGCGGGATCGTGTCGAGCAGGTCTTTGAGCGCTTCCAGAGCTTGCATGGTTTCTCCTAGCCGACCGGGACCTCGCCGATGCCGTGGCTTCGGCGAACCCGATTGACCTTCCGCGCCCACTTCTGGGTGGTGCGGCTCGATTTGTCGTTGTGGAAGGCGACGAAGTAGCGGGCGAGGTCTTCGACGTAGGTCTGCGGGTAGCCGGGGCCGCAGTCGACATGACCGCACCCCATCGTCCCCAGGTCCTTGTGCTGGAAGACGCCGTCGCGGGTGATCGCCCCGCCCGAGCACTTGCCCTTGCGGATCGGGACGCCGTACTTTTCGTGGCCGTACTGAAGGAACTCGGCCGCGCCCTTCAGTTGGTCGTGACGTTCGAACCACTGCTTCTCGCTGAATTCGGCGAACCCGATCTGCTCCAGCGAGAGCGTCATCGCGTTGAAGTTGCAGACGGCCCAGGCCTTCGCCGAGTCATCGACGTAGCGGCCGAACTGGCCTTTGACGTTGACCCCGACGTGCGCGGAGGCTTCCTCGCCGTCGAAGACCGCGCCGAGGGTGGCGAGATCCTTGGGTGGACGGCCGGTCGGGGAGTCGCCTCCCTCCGTCGTGTGGAGGACGAGGCCATGGATACGTGCGCCCTCACGTGAGGACGCGTGGTCGGTCAGATGCGTGTACGCGATCTTCACGCGGACACTCCTTCCTATGTGGGCCCGTGAGGGCGGTTAGCTACAGGTGACGACGCTCAGTGCTCCGAGCGTTCGTTCCTGGTTGTGCAGCGATTCACGAAGCTGGGCGCCGGTCGCCAGACCGGGGATGCCGTGAGGATGGGCGGAGAGGAAGGCCTTCGTTCCCTCGGTGCGTTCTTCCAGGTCGGTTACGAGGGCGCAGACGGCTTCGTGGGTTTCCGAGCCTTCGTTCGTCTTGTGGGCGAGGACGAAGACGGTTATCCCTCCCACCGCGAGCAGGAGGACGAGGCTCAGCACGAAGGCAGCCGCCGCCAACTGCGTTCCTTTGACTCTCCCTCCCATGAAGCGTCGCTGGTCCATCAGCCGTGCCCGCTCAGGCTCAGAAGGAGGGAGAAGGCCGCGACGAAGAACATCAGGAAGGTCCCGGCGGCCGCCCAGAGTCCGCGCTTCACCCACGTCAACTCTTTGCGGATTTCGGAAAGGTCCTCGCGGGTTTCCCGTAGCTCCGTCCGCATGACCGAGATTTCGGTCTCATGGCGCCCTGACGTGTCGCGGAGCTTGGCGAGGGAATCGTGGTTGGCATTGATCCGGGCCTCATGATTCGTGAGGCGGATCTCGACTGCCGAGGCCTCCATCAGCCGCCTGCCAGCGCGGCCGAGAAGGGATTCTGTGCACTCGCACCCGAGCTTTCCGAGAGGGCTTTCGAGAACGGGTTAAATTCGGCGCCGCTGCTCTGTTTCGAGAGGGCTTCAGAGAATGGATTTCCTGATGCGGTCCCTTCCTCGCCTTCCCCGTTGGGGCCGGTCGTCCACGCGCCTTCGATTTCCTTGAGGGCTTCTTCCTGTTCGGGAGACAGACCCTTGCTCGATTCGCCGGTCGCTTCCTGCTCGGCCTTCTTGACGGCGTCGGAAGATGCTTCCTGCTTGTGGATCAGGCGGATCGCGTGTTGCAGTTCCCTCGGGTCTACGTGCCCGTTGGGATTCGAGAAGAGAACCTTCTGCACGAGCTTGGAGTCGAAGGCCGAGGGGATTTTTCCCTCGCCATACTTTTCGCTAAAGGCTTTTTCGAGCTTCTTGGTGTTCCCGTACTGGCTGCCGCTCTGCCCGATGTAGGGGTCGACCACCGAACGCCAGGCACTGAGCGGGTCCTGCTCGTGGAAGGCTTCAGACGCCGCCGAGCGCGTCCCGTCTCCGGTGAGCCCCAGGAAGAGCCTCACGGCAGGATTCAGGTTGAGCGTCTGTTTGCCCATGAAGGCCAAGAGGTTTTCTTCGATGTCGTTGCCGGTGTAGGAGTTCTTCCCCGCCGCCGCTTCGACGGGAATCCCAAGCTCGGGGGGAAGCTCGCCGAGAAGCTGCGAGGGCTGCCCGGTTACGCCCGCGGTCTGGATCGTCGAGAGGCCGGGAAACGCTCGCTTGCCCGCAGGAAGAACGGCCGGTTCCTGGTCTTTCCCCCGGGAGTAGACCGGCATCGTGTAGTCGAGGATGTTGGGTTCGGAGCCTCGTTTGGCAGCCAGATCCTGAAGCTGTTTGGCGTTGACCTGACCGAGCAACGTCAGGGCCGTGGCAGCCACGGGGTGATCAAGCGGAAAGTGGTAGAGCATCCAGAGCGCCGAGTAGCGCTGGAAGGTGTAGAAGAGCGTCAGCGGGGCGATGTGTTTCTCGAAGACGGTGAAGCTGTTCCAGTTCCCCGCCATCCCGTCAGCGGCTTTCTGGATGCGGTCCTGAAGCTCGGGGTGCTCTGCGATGTAGGCGTGGCGCTCCTCAGGAGTCATCCCCTTCATGTCCTTGACCGCACCCTCCATGTCCTTGAAGAGGTTGTTCGTCGACCGCCTCCAGACGTTGAAGCCTTTCGAGGCGCGCTTCAGATCGCCGATCGTGCGGGCCTCCATGCCGACCTCTCGCATCCACCCGGCGCGGTTGCGGTCGAATTCGCCGAGGACTTTTCCGTTGACGAGATGCCAGACCCGTTTCCAGACCTCCGGTCTGGCGGTCATCCTCGCCGGGTCGAGATAGCCATCGGCACGAAGCTCCTTCGCGGACGGCACTCCGAAGAGTCCTGCGCTCGAGCCACTTGCCGCCTTGAAAGCCGCAAGATCGTCGGGGTCGAGCTTTGACGCGGCTTTCAGGTTCTTTATCGCCTCCGGTACGTGGCGGATGTCGCGCCCGAGCGCGGCGGCGAGAGGGACGCCCTCCTGGATCGGCTGGATCAGGGCGAAGGCGGGTGAGTTCAGGATCATCCGTGAGGCCGCGCGCGTGGCTTTGCTCGCGATGCTGGTCACGCCCTCGATGGGCTTCATGTGGGCCAGGAACTCGTTGATGTAGTTCTCGTCCATCGGCACGAGTTTTTCGCCCTTCTTGAACTCCAAGGCGCCTACGTCTGCCTTCAACTCAGCTGAGGCACTGGGCACATGGGAAGACTCGTTCTCGATGGCGGCGCGGATGTCGTCCGAGGTCGCGGTCGGGTTCTCCTTGATGAAGTTCTTGAGGGCGGCGATACGGACCCATGCCGTCCCAGCTGGAACCTTGTGTTCGTTCTCCAGCCTGCGCGCCTCGTCGTCGGTGAAGGCGCGTTTGCCCTCGATCTTCCGCGAGCCTTTGTTGACCAACTCGTCCAGGCCCTGAACCAGGGAGGCACGATGCCGGGGAGCTTCCACCGATTTGTGCATCAAGTGCTCGAAGTCGGAGATCGCGTTCCCGCTTGCCGCGGCGTCCCCACGGGAGGGCCAGATCTTCTTCAGCGGGATACCTGCCGAGTGGCTGACGACCTCGCTGTTGCCCTTGAGCGCATCGGGTAGCTCGTCCCCTACGTAGGCCGCCGGTTCCCTCAGACCTCGTGCCTTGATTTCCGCCCGTGCCTGGTCGGCGAAGTCTTTCTCGGCCTTGTCGGTGTAGGCGGTGGAGCGCGTGGTGGCGATCCCATGCTCTGCCCCTCCGTGCTCGGGAGAGCGCATGAGTTTGTCGCCGTTCTCGTCGACCAGCGTGGCTTCGATCTGTTTGCGGAGCGCGTCACCGTCTTTGCCGTGAAGCTCCTTCGCGTAGTTCAGGACTTCGTCGCGGCTCCAAGGGTCTTTCGCCGGATCGCGCCCTTTGACGAGCTTGTCCATGAGAGCCGACGTTCCCTCGGGGACCATCTCCTCGGGAAGCAGGATCGGCCGTTTGCCCTCCGCCTTCCTCAGCGGATTGATGATGCTCCGGACGGCTGGGAGGTACCGATGGCGCTCGGACGTGCCGACCTTCTCGCTCTGTTTGTCGAAGAGTTCGACGGCATGGCGAAGATGCGGATCGGTGAACGACTCCGGATGGTCGAGCAGGTATTTGGTCGAGTGCCGGTCTAGGTGGACGCCTGCCGGGACGTCTCCCGGTTTCAACTCCGGATAGCTCTCGTGCAGCATCCGGACGAAGTTTTTCCCCGTCTCGTCGAGCGGGATGCCGTACTGATTGAAGATCTTCTGGGCGTCGGAGATGGTGTCCTCGCCGCGGGTGGCAGCCTTGGACTTCCGGAGAGCCTTGGCGATCTTGTTCGACCACCCTTTGGCGGCGTAGTTCCCGCGTCCTTCGGTGCGGCTGACGATGCGGGAAACCTCGTGGCGGGCGCGCTGCTTCTCGATCAGCTTGCCGGTCTTCTTGTTGATGTAGGGCTGGTCGCGTTTCGTGTCCGTGATCGGCTCGAGCTTTTCGATCTTCTTGCGCTGCTTGGCCGAGACGAACGAGCCTTCTTTCTCGGCCTTCGCGACTTCTTTGACGGTCGCGTCGCGCTTCGCCGAACGGCGGTCCTCGACCCTCCCGCGCACGCTGCCGAGGACCTCGTCTGCCTTGTCGGACTCGGAGATCGCTTTGGCCACATGAGGGACCGGGATGAACGGCGTCAGGCCGAGTTCATGGCGGAAGGTCTGTTCGACTTCCTCGGGATTGCCAGAGACCAGTTTCTTGCCGAGATCCTCCACTCCACCGGCCAACGTCCCCAACTCGTCGGTGAGTGGGCTGATATTGCCCTGCTTGGCAGACTCGATAGCCGCGGCCGATACCGCGAGTGGGGCGGTGAACGCACCAAGGACACCATGAGCCGTCGCCGTCGCGAGATCGCCGGGATGCTCGACGGCTCGGGCGAGTCCCGTCAGAAGGGCTCGTGCGCGGTCTGAGGCATCTCCAGGGATCGCGCCGGGAGGGAGGATGGCGGCGGCGGGGACGCCTACTTTGATCGGGTGCTTGGCGGCCGTCTTGCCTGCCGATTTCGCTGCGGCTCTACGAGCGTCGGGGGTCTCCAGCGCATCGCGAACGTCCTTCGGAAGTTCCTTGACCTTGCCCGGGAATTCCTTGGCTTTGGTGGGCGCGTCCCTGACGGCCTGGACCGCGCGCTGGGGAGCGGTGCGGATGTCCTCTGCCTTGCGGGCGGTTTCCTCCGCGCCCTTGGCTGCCGCTTTCGCGACGGCGCCTTTCCCTACGTCTGCCGCCTCCTCGACCACCCGCGCGTCTCCTGCGACCGGAGCCGTGATTGCTGCTGCCGCACGAGTTTCAGAAGACGATGGAAGCTTGACGATCCCCCTGGCTTCGCGGCCCGGGGTGACGCTCTGCTTCGCGACCTTGACGACGTTCTTCGCTTCGCTCTCGACGGCAGACCGGGTCGGTGCGCTCGTGGGGTCCTGGCGCTCCAGCGCCTTGATGACGGACTTGACGGCACCCGGGACCTTGTCGATCGCGGGAGTTCCCTTCGCGGGGTTGACCTCCACACCGGCCTTGGTGACCTTCGTCTTCGCGTTCGTCGCTCTTACGCGGACGAGCGACGAACGCGCTTCGGCAGCGGCGTCCTTGGCTTCGGGACCTACGGCGGTCACGTGGCCGTCGTCGTGGACGGTGACGACGGTCTTGGTTCCACCCGCGCTGTTGCGAGGACCGGCGGGAACTCCCGGCTGGGAGACGCGGCCCTCATGTTCGGTGGTCTTGTTCCTCGGGACCTTCCGGACGACGGTCCTCTTGCCGCCTTCGAGAGTAGGCATCTAGAACCCCGGCTTGAGGTTGCTTGCGGCTTCGACCACGGGTTTGTTCCGTTCGGCCTTTTCCCTCAGTTCGGCCACGACTTTTGCGGCGACCGCAGGAGGGATGTCGGCGCCCGGTTCTTTCCCGGTCTTCGGGGCGACCAGATGCTTTTCGAGGTACAGCCATTCTTCGGGCGTGTACTGAGAGGGGCTCTTGCCGAGTGCCTGGATCGCGGTCTGAGCCGCTGCGCGGGCGTCTTGTACGTCTTCTTTTTTGCCGGCTTTTTCGCTGAGGGAAGGCGTGTTTTCCTTGCGGCGGGATGCGACTTCCGCAGGGGTCATCCCGTTGTGGTGGTGTTTGTAGCGCTGTTCGGATTTGAATTTCTGCGCTGCGATCGCGGCGTTACGAGCAGAGGCTTCGGCAGAGGTGGTCGACGCAGCCGTGGAGGCGGCACTGTCGGCCGCCGTGACCGCCTGCCCCGCTTTCGTCACCGCCGCGCCGCGTCGGTTCTGTCGTTCGGCCTGCTGGAGCTTCTGCTGTTCGAGCGCTTCCTTCGCCGCGTTCTGCTGGCCTTCGACTTCGAGGGCCTGTTTGTCGAGGGCCTGCTTCCGCGCCGATTCTTTGAGTTCGCCGACTTTCCCTACGTAGGCCTGCCCCTTCTGTTTCTGAGCTTCGACCAGTCCCTGGCGCAGGGCTTTCCGTGCCTGGATCTGTTGTCCCGCAGCGACGTGGCCCTGTTCCTGGTCGGCGATGCCCTGTCGGCGGAGGTAGGTGGGTTCGCGGTAGGCGGAGCCGAGCGTCGGCATGTTCTGGACGACGGCGTTGGCGGCGTTCACGTCCGCTCCTGCCGCTGCCGCCTGTCCGCTTGAGGCACTGAGGGGAACGCCCGTGAGGGCCGCCTGACCCTGAGCGGCGGCCTGCTGCTGGGCGAGGTATTGCGCGTTCGTGTTGTTGGCCGCTGCGAGCTGCTGGGTCAGCGTCGAGGCGAAGGTGTTGGCGGCAGTTTCGGCGCCGGCTGCGGCCTGGGTCTGGTTTTCGGCCAGCTTGTTGTACCACTGGGTGTCCTGCCGCTGGCGAGCCGCAGAACCCGCCATCTCGCTGCGGAAGTTGTGGATCGTGGGATTCACTTCGCGGGCGGCGTAGTTTCGGGCTTCGTTACGAGCCTGTCTCGGGGTCGGCGGGGCCGTGAACCGTTCCTGTTCTTTCCCCAGACGTTCTTCGCGGTGTTCCTGGTGGCGGGTGGCCAGCTTCTGGCGGAGATGCTGGTTCGGTCTGCTGCCTCGGTTGTTCTGGGCCATTTCTACGCCTTCACCCGGTGCCAGTGACCGGAGCTGTTGAGTTCCCATTTTTTCCCCTTGCCCGCCGGTTCGGTCGGACGTGGGTCGGGCTTACGGTTACCACCCGATGAGCCCCCGCCGTTGCCGATCGGGACTTCGGGGTTCGGCGCTTCGTTGGCCCGCTGCACCGCGCCTTCTTCGGCTTCGGATATTTCCCGGCGCTCCGCGGCTTCGGCTGCCTGCGCTTCGGCGAGCCACTGTGCCTCTGCGGCTCTCTGGGAGGCTTCGATTTCCGCGTGACCCTGGTTCGTGCGCCCTTGGTCGATGGTCTGGGCGTTGGCGGTCTGGCCTGAGTAGAGGGCCTGCCCTGCGGTCGTGTTGATCCCTCGCGAGTTCGATTCGTGGTTGTGCTGGAGGATCGCCGCCTGCGAATAGGGGTTGTTCTTGTAGTCGTTGTAGGCGTAACCGTTGGCGCCGATTTCGCCGCTGATCCCGAACTGCTGCTCGCCGAGAAGTTGGTTGGCGTGGATCTGTTCCTGGGAGGCCGCGAGACCTTTCTGGGCACCGGTGACCTGCCCGCTGGCGATGTTGTCCCAGGGCAGCGGTGCGGAGCCTGGGGCCTGCTGCCCAGCCTGGGCCTGAGCGATTTTCCGCTGTGCCACCTGCCGGTTTGCGTTCCCCGCATTCCGGTTCGGCTGCGCAAGGGTGCGCTGCGGCGCGTAGCCGGCTACGCCACTCCCGGGTTTCGGCCTGACCTGAGCCATCTAGATCTTTTCGCGCCCCTGCCACAGAGCCTTGGGTGGGGCTTCCACCGATCCGTTGCCCGGGCTACCGGCGTGGTGGTTGAGCGTGGTCTTGTCGGGCCTGCCGACGTTCAGCTTGGCCTTGGCCCGTTTGAGGGCTTTGGAGCGAAGCTGGTTGACTTCCGACCCTCCTGCGTAGCCGTAGGACGGAAGGGCTTTCGCTCCACCCTTCCCGTAGACCTTGACCCGCCAGTTGTCCCCGAAGGCCTTCTGGAGGAGTTTGCGTTGGCCGGCGGTTTTGTTCGCCTGTTTGCGGGTGACGGCTCCGCTCTCGACCTTGTTGGTGAGTTGCTTGCCGAGGCTCGCGATGACCCCGTTGTCGATGCCTTTTGCCATGTGGGTTCTCCTAGGAGGGGTAGATGACGAAGAAGAATGCGGTGTTGACGGCGGCTTCGGCCGGGGTCACCCAATTGACGACGAATTCGCTTTTGGTGGCGACGGACCAGCGAGGGCCGAGGAGGTTGAACTGGGAGCTGTTGGCCTGCGGAACGCCTTCGGTGGCCAAGGCGGTTTTCAGGACTATTTTGTAGACGCCCGTGGCCGTTTTGGTGACGGTGAAGCCGGAACCCCGGGTGGGGACACCTTCCGAACTGACCCCTCCTCTGATGATTTCCGAGGATTTGATGAAGGCTTTCCGCAGTTCCGTGATGTTGGTGCCGGTGGCGAATTCGGCGTAGATATCTTCGATGTTCCTCGTGACCGCGTCGAAGAGTTCTTCCTGCTTTTTCTTCGTCAGGTCTTCGTGAGGATTGAGGCGCGTGTTGTTGAACGGAGGGATCGCCATCAGGAGGGGTTCGACTGTGAACCGGCCGTGGCCGTGGTTTCCAGGTACCTGACGAATTTCTGGATCGAGGCTTTCCCGGTCCCTTCGAAGCGGTGGGAGAAGAGGGTCGCTTTGTCGGAGATGTTCTGCGCTTTCTGCGTCGTGTCTTCGCCGAGTTCGAACGTGTGACGTGGTTCAATCGTCTTGAAATCCTTGGAGGTCGCGACTTTCACCGTCCCCGTCCCCCAGAGCTTCGCCTTCTTCAGGGCCTTCTCGTCCTCACTTCCGAGGTCATAGAGACCTGACTGCCATGCCCAGCCGGGGAAGGTGGCCTGTTCTTCTGCGGAGGGGCCGCTCCAGAAGACGGTTTTGCTCTGAGAGCAGAAGAGGCGAGGACGGACGCCGGAGGACTGTTCTGCGCTGAGGTAGTAGACACGCAGCGAGGCCCCGAAGACTTCCACCCGTGCATTCGGTTCAAAGCTGGTGGAGATCGCGAGGCCGAAAGTCGAGGCGTTTGCATTCGTGGGCGTCAGCGAAAGGCCCCACAGGTCTTCAGGGCTGCCATAGGAGTGCGGCACTCCGAGTTTGCTTTCCCCACTCGCAGGCCAGAGTTCTGGGCTGTTGTGGTTCGTCCCTTCCGGCGTACCGCCCTTCACCAGGAGGATGCCTGCATCGACTGCATTTGCTTCCCCGGTTTTGCCGCGTTGGACTACTGCTTCCACGCCGATGATCGTGGCGCCCGTAGGCACTGCGAAGCCAAACCCCGTGATCTTCAGCCAATTGGTCTGCCCGGTTTCGAGGCCACCTCCGGCGGTTGCGGATTGTCCGGCGGCAGGAGCACCCGTGATTCTGGTCACGTTGTTCCACGTCTTCGTCCCGACACCCGTCAGATTGACCGCAGTCGGACCCCAGTTTGCCGGGGTGGTTTCCGCGCCGCCCCCCGTCAACCCGGTCCAGATCGCCATCGAGACAGAGGGCATCTTCCAGCAGGTCCAGGTCCCGACGTTGATGTCGTAGACGAACATGAATTCGTAGCGCTTGACGAAGATCCGTCTGCCGAGGATGCAGATGCCGGTCGCGGGCCAGCGGAAGGATTCGACAGAGCCGTTCAGGAATTCGGCCATCGGCCCTTCGAAGGGGACGGTCTCCTCGAGCGGTTTGAGTTGCTGGGAGATCTTCGAGGGCTGGGAGCCGGTCGTCTGATAGACGCCGTCCGTGGTGCAGAAGAAGACGCCGTCCTGGGAGGCCCAGCAGATCCGGTCCGAGGTCTCCTTCAGTTTTTCGGTGAGGACCTGCTTGATGTGGGTCCCCTGCCCCAGCGAGACTTCCCTGAAGCTGAAGACCGGCTGGCCGTGTTCGTTGGTCGAAGGCGGAGAGACGACCCAGAATTTCGTTTCCTTGAAGACGTAGAGCTGCGCGGCGTAGACGCAGAGGCCGGTGATTTCCTCCCCGTCCCCCACGCCCAGACGGATGAAGGCGGTTTCTTCGAAGGCTTCCGGAGCACCGGGCTTGGAGAACCAGACGTGGGAGTTGGACGAGGAGGCTCCGTTGGGCCCTCCGACCGTGCCCGAGGTATTGGCGAAGACGAGGACGTTGGAGGCATCGGGCCAGCCGACCATGTGCCTCGCGAGCGGCATCGCTTTTTCCGTTTTCGGGGCTTCTTTTTCCCCGGTTTCGGTGACGTTTTCTATCGTCGCTTTCGGTTCGGTGAAGGTCGTCCCGTCGAAGCGGATCACTTTCGCGGCCGAGGTGAAGGAGCGCATGAAGGTGTAGGACGCCGCCGGGGTACCGATCGAGGCGAAGGTCGAAGGGGCTTCCGATTCCGGCCACGTCGCCGTGACTTTCTCGGTGCCTTCCTTGTCGAGCGCGACGATTTTGGCTTCCGTCGATTTGACCCGTTTGACGGCCAGGAGGCGTAGGGCCGAGTGCGGGTAGAGGCCCTTGTATTCCCCCGTGGCCGCGAATGCGTTCAGCTTCTGGAAGCCGTCACGGGACCTGAAGCGCCCCGTCGACCCGTCGCGGTCCACGTCGTGCTCGTAGATCGAGTTTTCCGCGCCGACCTCGTCGAGGGACTGATCGAGCCTCAGGCCTCCGAAGGTCCCGAAGCCTATGGCTTTCTGTTCGAGGTTAGCCATTCCAGTTGCCGATCCCGTAGGAGTAGCTGCCCTGCGTACGGATGATCTTCTTGGCCCTGTCGTGGTTGGTGTTGAGCAGAGCCTTTTCCATCTGCTTGAGGCCTTTGGTCACCCGAGCTTCGACCAGTTCGGCGGCGCTATAAGCGTCCCTTGACATGTAGGCCTGCGCGACGGTCCCGAGGACGATCAGGTACTGAAATCGTGCAGGCATCCTCGGTTTGGAGGCAGAAGTGGTGAGTTCTTCCGGCACCGTCATGAAGCGCACCCGAAAGGTTTCGCTGGGGGCTTTCGGATAGACGGCGATCTTGGAGGTGCCTTCCTGGAACCAGAATTCCCCGATGTTGTTCCCGGTTTCTTCCAGCGTGGGGTTCCAGCGGATCAACTGCCTGCGATCCGCTGGGCGGAGGTTCACGCGGTTGTTGATCGAGGAGACGTCGAGGACGTGCCCGAGGTTTTCGAGTGAGAACGGAAGGACGCCTTCGTATTCGGATTCGAGGAAGGGCCAGTCTTTCTCCAGGGCGATTTCCTGGTAGGCCTGGTTCATCCACGTCACCAACTGCGCTTCCTTTTCGGCTTCACCCGAGAAGTCGTCGAAGCCCCGCGCGAAGACTTCTTTCATGAGTTCTTCGCGGGTCTTCCCGTTCGGCGCTTCCGGTTCGAGGGTGATCGTCATTTAGGGGCGGCTTCCTTCAGCAGCTTCTCGTCGCCCTTGACCCGCTTGGCGGCCCGGTAGGCCAGGGCCATTTCGTCCTGGATCTGTTCCTTCTTCAGCTTCGCCGCGTCTTCTTTGGCTTTGACCTGACGCTCCCGCTCCGCGAAAAGACGCTCCAGCGCGCCGTCGCGCCAGAGGTCGGCCTTCTTCATGTCCTCGACGATCTGCATTTCGGGGTTGCGGTACTCGAGGTTCGGACCGACGATCGGCAGGTAGTGGTCAAGCTGGTTCTCGAACTCGCCCTGTTTGACGATGTGCCAGCGGTTGCGGACCATGCCCGGGGAGAAGTGATCGGGAGGGATGTCGCCGACGAAGCGGACGACGAGTTGAGGGTCGAGCGTCTGAAGCTCGCGTTCCAGCGCCCGACCCTGCTCGCTCGCCTGCGTCAGTTCCGCCCGTAGGCGGTTCATCGCCGAAGTTCTGGACTCGACTACGAGAAGTTCTGGCATCAGAAGCCGAAGCAGATGATTTCGGCTTTGACGCCGACGACCGTCACCCCCGCCGCAAGCTCCGCGCCGGTTTTGCCGTTGAGGAGCCGCAGTTTGATCGAGGCCCCTGGAGCGCCGGTGATCCAGCAGTCGGCCACGGGCGTGGCTTCCGTGGAGTTCCCTCCCGCGAGGGTCGCGGTGGCGGTGACGATCCGGCGGAAGCCGAGCGTTTTCGCGGTGATGACTTCGCCTTCCGCCGTGTAGGTGCCGGAGAGCGCGACGGTGACGATTTTCTGTTTGGCTTTGCCGGGGACGGCGGCCTTGATGCCGGTGACGGTGCTTACGGCCATGCGATTTTCTCCTTCTCAGGGATGGGCCTCGGGGCCGGATTGCCCCGAGGCGTCTACTCACGACTCGCTGCTACGTGAGTGCGGTGAAACCGGCCGAGGTGTTGCGACGCGTCATGCCGAGCTGGAGCCGGTAGACGATCGCACCCTTGACGCGGGTGGTGCCGGAGACGTACTGGACCGGGTTGACCTTGCCGTACTCCTGATCGGCCCAGACGGGACCACCGGGTTTACGGACGCTCATCAGGTCCTCTTTGCGGAGGAACCAGATGTTGTTGCCGAGCACGTCCGGATCTTTGATGATCGGGGCCGTGCCGAGCAGGATGCTGTTGCTGTTACCGCCCTGAAGCCCACCGTCGCCGCTGTAGCGGACCTGGTTCTGGAGTTCGAGGTAGTAGTTGCGGTACTGCTTGACACCGGCCACGATGGTGTTCGGTTCTTTGCCCGAGACCTGCTTGCAGGCATCCAGCCGTTCCATCATCGCTTCGAGCGACAGCGTGGTCGTGGTGCTGTCGATGTTCGACTTCCATTTGGTGGTCGTCGCCGGGTTGACGTTGCCCAGTTTGGTCGTTTCCGAGACCATGAAGGGCAGGCCGTTCATCTCGAACGAGGTTTCCCCCGAGCGAGCGCCCTGGATCGACAGGAATTCACCGGCAGCCGTGGTGACGTTGGCTCCGCTGATTTTGATTTTCGGTTCGGTCGCGGACGGGATGACTTCCGTGATTTCCCGTTTGCCGAACGCATTTTCGCCTGCGCCTGCGGTACCGACCATGACGATCAGCCCCGGGAATAGGAGTTCCCTGATGAGCAATTCGTTGGCCGGCGCCTTCAGTTTCAGCGTGGTCGTGGTGGTGTTGACTTCGGTTTCGGCGATCAGCGCACCGGAGGTCGCGACGATCTGCCGGGTCAGCTGGCGCTTCAGGTCGTCGAGACAACCTTCCATCTCGAAGTTCGCCGCCTTGGCGACCGCGAGATCCGAACCCGAAGATTCGTCGATGACCGCAGACTCGAGTTCCACCTGGTACCAGTGATGCGTGTAGGTGTATTCGGCCTGTTTGACGCCCTGCTTTCCGGCAGCGTTGAGTTCGTTGGAACCTTCTTTGCTGACCGCGGTGTAGCCGCCGTTCCGTTCCGTGTGGATCGGGACGAGCGCGACGTTACCGACTTCCTTCTGGGGCTCGACTTTCTCGAAGAGACTCAGCAGCTCGTTTTCCTGGTAGAGCTGCTCCTCGATCGTGTCTGAGACCCAGACCTGCTTGAGAGCGGCGATGAATGAGACGCCGGTCTGTGCCATTGGTTACTCCTTGGATTTACCGGGGTGCGTTGACCCCCCGCACTCCTTCGAGCGCAAGCGCGTCACGACCCTCTTTGGCGGACGTGTCGAAACGCTCAGATCCCGGTACACCCTGAGTGGCTGCCCGTGGCCCCTGACGAGAGGCCAGCCACTGCTCTTGTTCTTCGGCAAGTTCCTGTTTGTACGTGGCAATCGCGGTTTTCATATCCGGATTACCAAGCGGGTCAGGGTTGTCGATCGCATCGTTGAAGATCTCCCTCTGTCGTCTGTCCGAAGGCAATTCGTCTCCGAAGACACTCTGGAGTTCCTCTTCCATGCGGCTTCCTACTTCGTCGGCTACCGCTTCAGCTTCTTGCTGTTCGGCAGCTTCGGCCTCCTGCTGGCGCTGTTCGGCTTTTTCGGCTTCCCATGCGTCGACACGAGGATCACGAACAACAGTCGGATCGAACTCATCCAACTGCGGCTCCTGCTCTGCTTCTGCGTCTTCCTGTTCGGCCATCTGGAGGTCGAATGCCTCCAAGGCTGCCTGCTGGTCGACGTTCAGTAGCTGTAGGAGAGAACGGCGGGTTTCAGCGTCACCGTTTCGTATGCCTTCTACGATCTGGTTCAACTGATCTCGGTCTCTGCGCGTCTCCCCGAACTCCTGCATCTTCTGGGTGAAGCCCTTGCGCATGTGGTCGTACTGTTCTTTCAACCACTGCGGGCTTGCACCCGACTCAGGAATCGAGGCTGGATCGAAGTCGGTGAACGACTCCTCTCCTGAACTCTGCTCGTCCGCTTGTTCCGGGGCTCCGGAGGCGTCGGCGTCGTTGTCCGGCTTGTCCACTTCGGGGGCCGCTACTGCGTCATCAATGATCTCGTCAGACACGAGAGTTGCTCCTTCTGTCGCAGGGGGCGACTGGCCGGTCGCCTTGTCCTGGTTGATAAAGGGGGGTGGAGGTCAGGCAGGCTGGGGTTCGGAAGGAGCTTCCGTACCTGCCGAAGAAGGTGAAGGCATGTCAGGCATGGTCTTCGGTTCGCCGGCTTTCGCGGCGTTCGCGGCTCCTGCCTGTTCAGCCATCTGGGTCTGGAGTTCGGCGCGGCGCTGGGCGGCCTTGGTTTCCAGATCGAGGAGGGCTTTGTAGTAGAGCATCGCCGCCTGCTTGGCCTCTTCGTCGAGTTCTTCGTAGTCGGAGGTCTTCATCCACGACTCGAGGATCTGCTTGTGGAGGTCGGCGTTGTCAAAGGGCCTCGGCATCCAGCCGGGGACACTCGTCATCTGGAAGGGTTCGCCCGTCTTGTAGTTGATGACGGGTTCTTCGGTGACGGGGTCGAGCAGAGGCGCTTCCTCTCCCGGCACGAGAGGTCTCGGCGGCACACTCCAGAAGGCACCCGATTTGATCAGGGCGATGATCCGGTAGGCCCTGATTTCGTCCTTTTCATAGCTTTCGACGAGCCGCTCGGGCTGGGCCGAGTTCAGCGCCGCGATAACCACTGGCGGAGGGAAGTAGCCCGGGAACATGTTGTTGATCGAGACGATTTTGTTTTCGAGGGCTTGGCGGGTCCTGCCTTCAAGCGAGCCGGGGAGAACCTGGACGTCGGTCTGCCCTTTGATGTCGGCCCCTCGGAATTCTGCGAGGTTTTCCCAGCCTGCCGCGCCTTTGAACTTGAGCAGGCGCTGTTCTGAGTAGTAGCGCTGGACGAGCGTCAGGCAGTCGCGCATGAGCGCTGCGTGGACTTCTGCGAGGTCGGCGATGAAGTCCGCCCATGAGGCTTCGTTTCGTTCGAAGATGGCGGCGATGGCCTGCGCGCTGTGGAGGCCGGAAGGGACTTCGTAGTCGAAGGAGATCCGTTCGAGCTCGGTGGAGGCGTTTTCCTGCTGGCGGTAGATGTCGGCCGGGACCGAGTAGTCCTGCTTCCATTTCGGTTCGGCGTTCGGGGAGACCATCGGGTCGTATTCGATGACGATCCCCGGCTCGTCGGTGACCGGCGTCTCCTCGCTGAGAGCGCCGATCGGGACCATGAGCTGCGGGTTCATCCCGAGTTCGACGCCTTCTTCGGCCTTGTTCGCCGCCTGGTCGTAGGAGCGCATCGGGTCGATCAGGGAGATGACGAGGCCTTTGTTGCGGTCGGAGGCCGCATCCACCGCGTAGAAGAGACGATGGAGGGCCGGTTCGTCGACCACGTTGCCTTCGTTGTCGACGCAGGGGTAGGTCTCTTCGGGGAAGATCTGGCGGCCGTTGGCGTAGATCAGCCTGCGCCCCATCGGCCATTTGTTGCAGGGGCGCTCGAGGTATTCGGTGACCATCACCATTTCGGTCCCGGTGCGAAGTCGCTGGGGCTTGGGGACCGATGAGGTTTCGGCGTCGGCCTTCAGCTTCGTGCCGGTGACGATGAAGCTTTCTTCTTCTTCGACGAGCGAGACGGGGCGGGCCGTGTCGATCCCCATCCAGCGCGACTCCTCGAACTCCACGCCCGGTTCCCAGATGACCTCAAGGCCGCCGTAGACGACGATCTTGATCTCGCCCTTGCCGATGTACTGCGGGTTCTCGGGATCGGGCTGGGTGGGATCTTCGGGGTGCTGGGAGACATCGACGTAGGGACCGACGCTCGAATCCCACCGCGCCCCGATGAAGCCTTCGTCGGTGACCAGGGCGTTCCAGAGGAGCCGCTTGGTGGCCCGTTTGATTTCCCACTTCTCGTAGCCTGCGTAGGCGACTTTTTCAGCCACCTGAGAAGCGAGGAACGCTTCCTCCCCATCGGTCGAGGGGATGATTTCGTAGCCGGGGATCTTGGCGGTGGAGGCCGCGATCTTGCGCTTGATGATCGGCCCCAGAAGATCGTGCGAGCGCCTGATCCTGTGGTCGGGCATCCCTCCGCCGTTGGAGAAGGTGACCGTGGAGGACTGGTTGTAGGTGACCTGGTCCTCGCCGATCCATCCGTAGTGGTTGCCGTTGGTGAAGTCGCTGGCGAGTTTGCGGCGGGGAGCGACCTGTTTCAGACGTTCCCGTCCACGGTCGATCCGTTTCTGAACGTCCTTCGGCGGCTTGATCGGAGGAGAGACCTTCTTCGTCGGCTGCGCTTCGGGATCAGAGGCCACGGGTTTCCCCATCGCCTTCGACGCGAGTTCGGTCAGAGACGCCACTAGTTATCCACCGGCATCTGGCCACGTGACTGCATCAGCTTCTTGTACTGATCGTCTGACCAGACTTTCACCGCAGGCTCGTGCTTCTTGGATTCTTCGACGACGACCTGCTGGGGGGAGACGACGCGACGGATCAGCTTCTCGCGCTCGCGCCAGTTGAAGTACCCCTGTGCCACCAAGGCGACGATCAGGAGAGCGCAGATGAAGATCACGATCCTTCCACCGTCACCAATCGGTTACCTGAGTCTCTGAGGAAGTTGGCCTTGTTGCGGACCCCGGCGTTCGTGGAGACGACCACGCGCCCCGCAGAGTCGAGCGGCAGTCCCCAGCGAACCTTGCTGACGGTCGAGCCTTCGGAGAGGCAGACTGCCCCGGTGCCCGTCACGGGCCAGCCGTTCAGGACCCGTGCGACGGTCCCCCCGGCTTTCGTCGCCAAGGACCCGGCAGAGGTACGCAGGAGCCCTTCCCTGCGTTTGCCGGTGCCTTCGGGTTTGATGACGAGTTTCCCGCTGGATCGGGCGAAACCACCGGGGGCGGCCATCGACTATTCGCCTCGCAGCTTGGCGATGATGTCGTCCTTGCGGGACGCTCCGTCGAGGTCGACGCCGTTCTTCTCGGCGGTTGCCTTCAACTCGGCGACGGTGCGGTCCTCGTAGGCACCGGTTCCGCCCGTGGGCGAGTCGCTGTCCGTATCGCCGCGCTGGACGGCCGAGCCGGGGGTATCCACCATCTGACCGGAGGTGCGGTTCTCCAGGGTGCTTTCGTAGAAGATCCGCGAGCCGTCGATGTCGAGGATCGTCAGGCCCGCTTTGCCTTCGGCGTCGTAGACGTCGTCAGGGTTCAGGGTGGTCGTGGTCGGGGGTTCCGTGGTCTTGTCCACGACGACGATCTGACCGGCCTGAAGGGTGATCATCTTGACGGGGCCGGGGAGCGTGTTGCTCGATCCCGTGTTGAATTCCAAAATCGTCATGAGTCTAGGATCTCCTTCTTGGTTGGCTCGACCAGTTCCTCGGCGGCGGCGATGATCTCCGCGTGAGGTAGCTCGATGTCTGGGTATTTCTGAACGATTACTGCCGACGCTGAAGCAGCTCCGGCGTAGGCGAAGCCTGCCGACTCGGCTTTGGCCTGGATGAGTGAAGCCTTGTTCTCGGAGCGAGCTTCACCAAGTTCGGCGATGAGCTTGGTCCGTTCCTCCTGGAGTGCGTTGACCTCCGTCTCGGAGAGCATCCCGCAGACCTTTCCGGCCTTTTCGATGACGCTCCGCTTGAAGTAGAGGTGCTGAGAGTCGCGTCCTCCGCTCTCTGCCCCCATGTCCACGATCTCACCGTCTGCACGGCCGGTCACAAGACATTTCTTCGGCAGGAACGGGAGAGGCTTTTCGATGATTCGTATCTGTGCCATTAAGAGAACTTCCCTCCGAGACCTTTAGAGATTTTCTTACGGGGTTTGAAAGGAGGCGCCGTACCCGGCGTCCAGCCCCCTTCTCGGGTTGCTACGCGGGTTTTGCGCCTCTCCTTGGCGATCTGGTGCGTCATCGCTATGTAGCGCATCACGTCACAGTTGCTGACGAGGATGTCGTCGGCGAAGAACTCGGAGGGTCCGTCAACCTGAAGGCTGAAGACCGCGCTTCGTCCGGCTCTGGAGACGCCCAGCACACGCGCTGGAGCAAGCTCTTTTACGGGAATACCGGTTGATGACGAACGCGCTTCCGCAGTACTCGCAGTTCCGGGTCTCGTCATCGACGCCGCTCGCTCGGCGAGCTTTGGACTTGCAGTTGTTGGAGCAGAACTTGCTATGCGTGATTCCCTCGACGGTCTCGTAGGGATCGCCGCAGAAGTCGCAGGTCTCAGACTGTGCGCCACGGCCCTTCCAAACCTCTTCACCGTGAACGCGATGCCATGCGCGTCCTTCTGGCGACCTGTGCCACTCGGACGCTTTCCCTCGGACTTCGTCCATTCGCTTCGCGGAAGCGGCAGCGCGTTCAGGCGTCCAATGTTCGGCGAGATGCTGTTTTGGGCTGAGGGCTTCGAGATTGGAGGGGTCGTTATTGCTCGGGTCCCCATCAACGTGGTGGACATGGAAGCCATCTGGGACGGGAGTTCCGTGGGCGTCTTCCCAGATGCGACGATGGAGGTAGCCGTGCCCAGTAGCCCGGAAGTAGCGAGCGTGGGAGGTGCGTTCGGAATCGGGATAACGTCTCCACCTGATTCCGGCGTATTCGACGGTCTCTGCCACATCTGGATTATATCGCCGTACCGGAGGGAATCGAGGCGACGAAACTCACCGTCACAGTAGATCGGGTGGTCACCCGTTCCCCTCAGCCGTCCGTACTCCGTATCGAGTTCGTAAAGCTGCTCATCCGGCGACGACTGCTCCATCGCCCTGATCGGGAAGTAACCCTCTCGGGTCAGGATCAGGTCATCGAGGCAGAGCTTCTCGATGGGCGCGTCACCTCGCAACGTCTTCACCAACGTCCCCGCCGGGAAGCAGAAGTGATCGTTCTTCTTGACCACACCGAAGGAGCCGTCCTCTTTCGGATTCAGGCGGTACTTGCCGATCTCTTTCAGAAGGTGGGTGCAGCGGGAGGAGATCTGGATCAGGGGGGCGGGGTTGCCTTCGGCGTCCTTGTGGGCGAGCCGGCGCATCACCTCGAAAACACCCGGTTCGACTTCGTTCTGCGCCGGGATCACTTTCATCCCTGCTTCCCTCCACGCCTGGTCGATGCGTTTGCCGGTCGCCAGTTCTCGCGTCCACGCGGAGGGATCGATCATCCGGTATTTCGGTTCAGGCGAAAGCCCCCACCGCTCGCGGATGTCGAAGATCCGTTCGGCGCAGTTTTCCGGAATCGCCGAGACCCCTGACGCTTTGTACTCGTCGTAGATCAGCATCCGGCCTTCCTGGTCAAAACCCGCGAAGAGGACGGCGGTGGTCTGCTGGCCGGGGTCGATGCCGTCGACCTGGGCGAGAGGCTTGATGCGATCCGTGTCGATCAGCGATTCGTCGATGACGTGGATGGCCGCCGAGAATTCCGGGTAGACGAGCCCTTTGAAGTGCGTGTAATTCCCCTCGGCGTAGGAGGCCCTGACGGCCTCGGGGATTTTGGCCAGCGCCCCTTCAAGTCCCTCTTTGGAGAGATAGGGGTTGTCGTAGATCGAGGAGCGGACGACGATCAGGCCGTTGGGGTAGTCCTCGGATTTCTCTTCCTCCCAGACCTGCGGGGCCTTTTCCGGTCCCTTCTTCTCCTCGAACTCGTCGTGGGTCCAGCCGAGGCCGTGGATCGGTGAGTAGGCGAAAAGCTCTTCCCCGTTGACCTCGGCGAGTCGCATCGAGGTGTTCCAACGGATTTCTTCGCCCTTGTCGCCCTTGGGTTCCTCGTCGTAGAGGACGATCTGGCGGGTGACGCCACCGAACTTGTTCACGTCCTGCTCGAGCGTGAGGAAGTCGATCATCCCCCCGTTGGCGAAGTGGAGTTGGTGGTCTTTCTCCTTCCACGCCTTTTCCCAGCTGCCCCCGCGAAGCTGCGACTCCGGCACCCATTTGTGGAGGGTTTCCATCACCGACATCAGCGTCGCCCCGAAGTCCGGCATGATCACGCGGGCCTTGACCGGAGCCTTCCAGCGCTTGTAGGGCATCAGGTGCGGCGGGATCATGTCGTCGTCGACCAACTGGATCACCACGTAGACGATCCCTGCCGTGGACTTCCCCGAACGCGTCCCACCCATGTAGACCTTCGTCTTGGCGGGCGAGGCCATGAAGGCGACCTGCTTGGCATGAGGGCGGAACTTCTGGAGGGGGTTCTCGTCGAGGGTCGACATGACCTCGGCGAGGAGCTTCTGGACCTCCGGATCTCTCAGTTGCTCGGGAGTGGCCTCGATCTTCAGGCCGCCGGGGAGCGTGACGCTCAAACCGCGCCGATCTTGTATTTCGCTTCCAGCGCGGCTAGCTGGGAGTGCAGTGAGGACTGCCCTTCGGCTTCTTCAGGCGCTTCGAAGGATTCGCCGACTTCTTTCAGCCGCCGTTTGTTGCGGTTGATCTTCTGTCTCGCCGTCAGCGTTTTGCCTTTGATCGGCTTGCCGTTCTTCGGTTCGGCGGTGACGGTGTTCGTGGAGGAGACGACCGAGACCGCGGCGGGAGCGGCGGAGCCGGTGAGCGTTCCCGTGGCGCTGGTGGTCCCTGGGAGAGGGGTCGATTCCTTGACCGTGACGAAGCCGCCCTTGTAGTCGGGGCGGATGATCATCGAGAGCGGCGCCGGCCCCTCCGACACAGGCGTCTTCATCACTTCGTCGGAGAAGTTGCCCGAGATCATTTCCCCGTTCCCCGCGTACATCGCCGTGTGATCGCCGGAGAAGGTGAGGATGTCCCCGGGCTTCGCGTCGGCGATGTTCGTGCCTATGTCCTTCGCGTACTTTCCGGCCGCTCCCCATTCTTCGTAGGAGGGCGTGTAGTTGGGGTTGGCCGGAAGGGTCGAAGTCGTGAAGCCTCGGCGGGCAAGGTTGTTGGAGACCATGTTGGCGCACCAAGGGCCGCCCGCTTCGAGGCCGAAGTTGGCCGCCCACTTCAACTGCTTGGCCGAGTTCTCCTGCACGTTGATCTGAGATTCGGCCCATTCGACGGCGCCCTTTGCGGTCGCCTTGACCTTGATCGTGTGGGTGCCGGGGTCGGCCTGGACATCAGGAAGAGCGGGACCGACCTTCATCCCGAGCGACTTGGCTTTCGTCGCGGCGCCCTTGTAGTTCTTCAGCGCTTCGGGGTTGCCCGGTCTGACATGGACCTCTCCGAGCGTCTGCTCGATCAGCGGTCCGGTTCCCCAGGCGGAGTCGGCGATGGCCTTCGCCTGAACTGCCGGAGGTTGGCCTTTGGTGGCCCTGACGCCCGCGTAGGCGGAGTTCGTGTTGTAATTCTGAGCGGTCGCATCGATGCCTTCTTTCAGGCTGCCGTATCTGATGCCAGGCCCCATGTTGAGGAAGTTGTGGGTCTGTTCGGCTTCGGTCTGGGCGCCTTCGGACTCCTCGGCCCTTGCCTGCGCGGCGATGGTGCGGGGGTTGAGGCCGGTCTCTTTCGAGACGCCCTGGATGAACCGCCGCTGTTCTGGTCCGAGATCTCCCTCGAGCCGAGGCCGCGAATGGATGACCTGCTTCTTCGCCTGCTTCAGTTCTGCCCGAACCGCCTGCCGCTCCTGCGGGGTTCCTTTGAGCTTCGGTTCCTGCGGAGCTTTCGGCTGTTTCCCATCGATCTGAGCCTTGAGCTGCCGCCGTTCTGCCTTCGTTCCCCCATAGACGCCGGGCTGCGTTTCGATGTGCGGCTTCGTCGGCAGGGCGCGCTGATGTTCGGGGACCTTGACCTTCGTCTTCGGTTCGCTCGGCAGCGCTCGGGTATGGGCCGCGACGGTGACGGGTTTCGGTGACGTTGCTTTGTCGAGGAAGGCTTTCGAGACGTGGACTTCCCGCTTCGGAGTTTCGGCCTCGAGGGACCTGACGACTTTCCTGACCCGCTGGACCCGCCGCTTCGACTGCTGCTCCTCAATCCGGGCTCGCTGGGCCCTGACACGCTGCTGAGGCGAAGGTCCGAAGTGTTCGGTGGTCACCGCTCCGGTGGGTGAGACGGAGACCGTAGGAGCGGTGGCGGCGGTGACTTCGGTGCTGCCTGCCTCCTTGTTCCCACCTCCGCCCTTCTGGGCCGTCGGACGGACAACCGGAATCTTCGACGGGGCGACCTGCGTGGGGCGACGATTCCCCTTGCTCGGGCCGAAGATCCGGGTGGGCATGAACTACGCCGAGACGCCGGTTTCGGCTTCGCGTTCGCGCTGCCGTTTCCGTTCGCCGGGAAGTTTGCCGGTATACGTTTTGCTGCCCTCGGCGGCGATGCGCGCGGGACCAGGGCGTCCCTGATTTTTCGTCGCTCCGACACTGTTCTGACCTTGGTGCATCCGCTGCTGGCGTTCACCGATCATCTTCGCTGCGATTCCTTTGGACACGTCCTGCTCCTTTTGTCGGTTATTCGATTCCCAAGATCCCCCTCGCCCGTCGTTCGGCCTCGTCCGTAGGAAAGCCTTTGGCTTCGAAGAGCTTGCGCTGGGACTCCAGTTCTCTGTCCACGGTCACAAGGTCGGGGACTTGCTCAGGATGGCTCAGAACATTGCGGAGACCGTTGACCTCCAAGCGTTGCTCCGGCTCGTAGAAGTCCTTGGTCAACTCGTGGATCTGGGAGAGGACCGCTTCGACTCTCTCCTTCTCGGCTTTTTCGTCTGAGATCAGACCGGCGACCATCTCCTCCAAAGCCTTCGGGATCTTCATGACTCCCTCACCTTCGCTTCGGCGGCTGCCTGGGAGATGTTCTCTTTGCCCATGATCTGCGCCACCATCTGCTTGAAGGCCTTGGTCTGCTCCATCGGGTCCTTTTCATCGGGGACTGGCATCGGTTTGTCGAGGTCTTCGGCCAACCCACATTCGCGGAGGTAATCGCTGACGGTTTGGCCGTACTCCTCGGCCCTATTCCGGATGGCGGCTTTCTCATCGGGCGAGACCCGGATCTGAATGACCTGGGTGCGCCCTGCGATTTCACGCTTCCGAAGCGCCTCACGGGATGGGTGGACTCCTGCCTCCATCGCCGCCTGCAACTGGTCATCGAGGGTGAACCACTCCCCGTGGACATGCTGCGCTCGGAACTCACCGTGCCATGCAGACTCGTCGTACCGCGAGCCTGGGATCACCTTGAGGAGCGAGAGAGGTTCGTGGTGAGCCGTCTGCAACTCCCGAAGGCGGCGTTCGGGGTGACCCTTGGCCCAGCCTATCTTTACTGGGCCGTCACCAGCTTGGATGAAGTACACGTTTCCACTGAGATTTTCCATAGTCGGATTGTCTCACCTGGTCATGACGGTAATGACACGGTTCAGTTGGGCTGAGATTCCGCATCGGGGCCGCATATATGGATATCCGGCGCGAAGTTCTCGAGCCACTCCCCCGTCCCCCTTCGGCTTTAAGACCGGTCGCATGGTCTGGTTCCGTTCGGGTTCAAGACATCCACAGCGACACGTGACATCCACATTCGGCTTGTCCAAGCCATATGCATGCAGTGACTGTCATTGCATGAGCGCAAGACAGACGGTCTTGTGGTCGTACGTACGCGGCGCTCAGTACAGGCGTTGTGCGTGTGGCTGACCCGCGTGCGGGTGAGCCGTTGCATTGCACTGATCTGGCCCTACAACAGCCAAACACGAGGCACCATATCTCTCGCTCCCGGTGTCGCTAATCGCTCCGCCTCGCTGGGAGGCACCGGCCCTTACAAGCTGTATCTGCAACTGCTTCGTTGCGTGAAGACCTAGGTTCGGTTCAGCTGGCGTCTCAGGAACTGGACTGGCGATGGGTGCGAGAGACGAAGACGCTTGCGGCTGAAGTGGGGTCGAGCTACGACTGACGCTTGGCTTTGCGGAGCGCGCTTTCGGCCGCCTTCACGGCTTCTTGCGCTTTTCAGCAATTCCTCTTCGTGTTCGGTGACGACCAACTTTGCGACGCTCACGTCGTTTTCAAGCCAATGGATGTCCTCTTTGGTGATTTTCGGCGTCACAGGATCAATTCTAAGGCGTTTCGATGTACGTACGTGACCTGGTGCATCCAGGGTTTCAGGCGTCCCTGGGACAACTTTCGCTACATCGAAAAAGACGACGATTTGGTGGCCTTTCGGCGCCATCGCTTTTCGCGAGCTTCTGCCCGATGAAGGAGTGCCGTGAGAAACTGGAGCATGTCGTCTTTGTCTTCCAACACCACGTCCCCGATCTCAAAGCGACCGAAGAGATCCGCGTGAATATAGCCGCCGTTGGACTCCGCTTGCGCAGCGAGGGCGTCGGCTTCCGTGTAGCTGATCATGCGTTGCTCTCCTCCAACTGTGCAGGCTCTTCGCCAGGAAGGACGATCTTGATCCCGTGCCGCGTTTCCAACTGGTCTTTGATCGACCCGTAATCCATCCTCACGATGCTGGTCGGTTTGCCACCGATCGCCATCGCTTTGCCGAGGGAGATGTCCATGCCTACGTGTAGCTCGTGCCAGGCCTTGAGGAGTTCTGGGGTCTTGAGGGATTTGATCTCCTCGCTGCTGAGGCGTGTCTCAAGCTCCGAGGCGACGGACGAGAGGAGATCCACGCCTACCCGTGCGAGGCCGAGGGTCCGGTCCTCCATCGCCTGGTAGACGGTCCCTGAGAGGTGCGACTTGACCTCCTGGAACATCTCGCGCTTGTCGGTGTAGGCCCAGCGCTTGACCGTTCCGTAGGGGACTTTGCAGGGAGGACGCTTCTCCTCTTCTGCTGCTTCGTTGTAGCTCTCTACGGCTCGCACGTAAGGCTTTGGTTTGGCGCTGGCGAGGACGAAGAGGGCCATCGCCTCTTTCTGTTCGAGTTCCGAGTAGGGAGAGCCGGGCATTTAGTCCTCGTTGCGGTCGATGATGTCCTTGAAGGGCGCGGCGCGCTCGGCAAACCAAGGCGAAACGGAACGAGGATCGATGCGTTTGCCCGTCACGTCCACGAAGGTCGTGCCGTAGAGATACGAGTCGCGGAAAAGCTTCTTCGCGTTCTCCAGTTCAGCCTTGGCGAACTCGACCTCCTCGGCGCTCTCGGCCATGCGTCAATCCTTTCTGCTCATTCCTGGCGCGGCCGAGCTATCTCTCAGG